CACCGGTGGCCCCGACCCAAACCGACGGGGGCCGCTGGCCCGCGGCGAGTCCCTGCAGGATGGGCACCGACGGGCCGGGCACCGTGGCGGTGATGTGCCCAGTCCGGGCGCTGGAGGCGGTGAAGGAACCGGCCCCCGACGTGGCGCTGGCGTTGCCGAAGTAGAGCCACAGGACGTTCATGGCGCTCTGAGGCGCCGTCGCGTTGTCCACCTGCACGGAGCCCGTGCGGGTGGCGTAGGTGAAGCCCGACCACTGGTAGGTCACCGGGGTCACGCCGTCGTCGAGGGTGACCCGGATGTCGTCGCCGTCGGCCTGGATGCTGTCCCAGAACTCCGCGAGGGTCGACGGCACCGCCGCCGTCACGTCACGCGAGCCAGACCCGGCGCGGTCGTCGACCACGATTGGCACCCGGCGGGCGTATGCGTCGTCGTACCACGCCATCAGATGCGCTCCTCCCAGGAGTAGGTCGCGGTGACCCGGACCACGGCCATGCCGTCGGACGCTTCGGCGGGAGCCATCGCGGGGTCAGCGTCGACCGCGTCGAGGTCCCACACGATGCCGCCCAGGGTCGGGCCCCCGGCGAGGGCCGTCAGGATGTCGGCCACCACGGCTGAGGCTGCGTCTTCCACGTCCTCCAGCCCGCCGGAGGCTCCGCCGCCGATGAACGCCTCAACTACCACCTCGACGCTGCGGCGCCAGCCCCCGAGCTGCCCGCCCCTCTCAGCGCGGGTCGCGCCCAGCTGGTAGCGCAGGCACGGCGCCTGAGCGTGCGGGGCCGCGTCGAGGCCGTAGGCGATGCGCCTGCCCACCGAGGTCGTGTACGGGGCCGACCCAGCGATGAGGGCAAGGCGCGTGGCGACCGCGGCGCGGATGGCGGCGAGCGTGGTCACGGCAAGCCCTCCAGCGCCGAGCTTAGCACGTCGGCGAGGGCGGCGGGCACCCGGCGGGCCTCGGCGTCGAAGGCGTCCCGGAGGTACCACTTGGCGCGGATGGTGGTCTGCTTCACCAGCCACCACCGCACAGGGCCCAGATTGCCCCTCTGGCGGGCCCTCGGCCGCGGGCGCCTCTCTACACGGGCGACCCGCTGCCGACGCGCTGGCGGGGCCTTTTTGGCCTTGCGACGGGGCGTCTCAACCAGCGCCGCAAGGTCGGGCCGGAACTGCACGAAGCGGAGCGGCCGGGGGAAGTCCCGGGGGGTCTTGTACTGGCTCACCCCGTCCCTCGTCTTCACCGAGTCCGTGGGGATGGCGAGCCACCGCCGGCGCACCGGCCGCACGGTCCCGCCCCGCTCCTGGATGCCGGCGTAGACCACCTCGGCGCCCGCCAGCGTCACGCCCCCGGCGGCCACGCCCACCTCGATGTCCGCGCCCTGCCTGAGCGGCCCGATGCCCCCGCGAGGGGCGCCCTCGCTGCGCACGAAGCCCGCAATCGACCGCCGGAGCAGGCCGCTGCGGGTCTTCATGCGCGCCTTCGCGTTGTCCTTGCCGGCCGCCTCCATCAACTTGGAGACGGTGTCCAGACGGCGCCGCAGCTCCGCCCGCATGGCCCCGCCTGCGGCGAGCTGCAGCCGGTCGGCCAGCTGGCGGACGTTCACGGCGCGACCAGCCGATGGGTCTGCGCCAGCGCCTTGACCTCGGGGAGCAGGTCCAGCGCCGTCAGGTCCACCCGGCTCTGGCCGTCGTCGATCGTCAGCCGGCCGGCCGTGCGGGTGTGCGCCAGCCAGTGGCCGACCTGCATCACGATGGCCTGAGCCAGCGACCCGGGCAGCGTGGCCCAGCCCGCCGAGACGGTCACCTTGTTCGCGCGCAGGGCCGAGCTCCAGCCCGTCCCCGCCGAGTCGCGGAGCACGATGGCCCCGAGCACCGTGTCGAGGTCCCGGTCCCCACTCGCCACGGCCGTGGCCGCGCCGTAGGACCGCTCCGGGTCGATGTAGACCGAGGTCACCGAGATGACCGGCCGCACCGGCAGGAGCATCACCAGCGGGTCGCTGGGGTCGATGCCCATGAGGCCCGGGTAGAGCGTGTAGGTGGCGGCCCCGAGCGTCCGGGTGCCCGCGTCGGGCACAGGGAAGCGCATCCACTCGGCAAGCGCCGCGTCGGCCCGGTCGATGAGCGTGCCGATGAGGGTGTCGTCGCCCGAGACGGCGCCCGTGAGCTGCGCCCGCACGGTCGCCGCTGAGATCACCGGCATGGGGCCCCCGTGGCGAGCATCACGAGCGCCCGGTGGCGCTCCTCCAGCGCGTGCCGCACCTCCGCCGACAGGCCAGGGTGCGGCGCAGAGAGCAGCGCCCCGAGCGCCCCGTCGAGGGCCCCCGCGGCGATGCGCCGGCAGACCTCGGACGGGTCGCCGGCCACGGACGGGACGGCCCCCGCCACCGGCGAGCGCATGGCCCGGTCGATGACGGGGGCGGCGGACATCAGCGGATGGGCCGGATGAACAGGGTGACGCAGCCGGTCAGGGCGAGGCCCGACCCGGCCACGGTCTTGGTGGCCTTGATCGCGCTGGTGCCCGCGGTGAGCTTGACGGCCTTCGACGCGATCGAGAACCCGACGGGGGTGTGCGCGGTCAGGTTGCCGGTACCACCGCTGGCCGCCGTCCGGGTGTCGATGCTCGCCACCTCGGTGCTGTCGGCGTACAGCTTCAGGATCGCGTAGTTGGTGTCGTTGGCGGTGCGCGACGTGTCCGGCGAGAACTCGGCGCCCACGATCTCGTAGGAGGCCGCGCCGCCTGCCGGAACGCCAACGCTGACGGTCTCGGAGTTGCCCGCCGTGCTCTCGTCGAGCACGGGCAGGGGGATCAGCTGAACGAAGTCCATGGCGTTCTCCTCAGACCGTCAGGTTGTAGCCGAAGTAGGCGTTGCGCTTGGTGGTGGACCGGATGAGCTTGAAGCTGTCCCGGGCCGTCAGGACGATGTAGGTGCCCATCTGCAGGGCGTTGCGCTGCAGCTCCAGCCGGGCGCCGCGGCGGTTGATGACGCGGTAGGCCGTGCGGTTGAACAGCAGGGCGCCGGTCTTCGTCTTCGTGGTGTTGTCGAAGATGCCGGAGGCGTTCAGGTCCTCGGGCACGAAGTCGTTCACCACGAAGCGCACGCCGGCGTAGCGGGCCACCTCGCCGCTCAGGACCGGCTCGCGGGCGCCGTACTTGTCGACGGTGACCACGTTGGTCATCGCGGCGAACGTGCGCAGCATCCCGGCGTCGGAGGTGAGGCAGATGAGGTCACCGTTGCGCCCGCGGGGCTTGGCGATGGCGTTGATGCCGGCGCGGAACTTGTCGTCGGTGAAGGTGCCCCAGTCGGCGTAGGCGGTCGACCCGAAGGCGAACGCGATGCGGCGCAGGCCGTCGAACGCCTTGCGGTGGTCCAGGGTGCCCGCGTCCACGGCGTTCCAGATGCCCCCGGCGTCCCAGTTGGCGATGCCGGTGTCCTGGTGGCTTGCGCTGGTGTCGCCGTTGATCACGCAGTCCTCGAAGCCATCGGCGAGAGAGCGGGTCAGCACCGCGCTCATCTCGGGGAGGATGTTGAAGATCGCGTCTTCGCTGGCGACATCGTGCACGAGGTAGCTCATCCCCATGCCGACCGGCGACAGGGTGCGCTCGGCGGTGGTGATGTTGGTCCGCGCCACGTTGCCGGGGTTCTCGCCGCTGCCGCTGCCCACGAGGAAGGGGCGCCCGTTGTCGCCGAGCACGGGCAGCATGGTGGTCTGCGCCGAGACGGTGATGGCCGGGAACAGGCCACGGATGTTGCCGGTCTGCGCCTGGACCTCGCGCTCCAAGACCGGCAGGGTCGGGGTCTGGAAGAACTCGTCACCGGTGCCCGCGCCGCCGTCGAACGCCTTCAGGAGCACGTCGCGCAGCGGGCCGGGGGCCACGCGGGCGAGGCCCTTGAGTTCGGCGCGGATGCCGCGGTGCGGCCGGCCGAGGACGGTCCGGGCGATGGTGTCGCGGGTCAGCGCGTCCTGCAGCGCGCCGTGCCACGGGCTGCGGGCCTGCACGTCGTCGAGCAGGCCGGGCATCCAGTGGTCGTCCTCGCCGGGGCCGGCCATCTCGGAGTACCCGCGGAGGCGGATGCTGCCGTCGGCGCGGCGGTACACGTCGAGGTCCGAGTCGGCGCCGTCGAAGCCGGACAGGGCCCGGGAGGTGGCGGCCTGGGACAGCGCGGTGTGGCCCTGGCGGAGCTCCTTGAGCTCCTGGGCCTGCCGCTCGATCGTGGTCTGCAGCTCGGAGACGGTCCGCTCGCCGCTCTTCACCTTCGCGCTGAGGTCGTTGATCAGGGGGACGGCCTTGCCCCACGCCGCGGCCATCTCCGCAGCGTTCGTGGGGGCCGTGACGGGGAGGTCCATGCTCACTCCTTTTCGTAGAGCCAGCCGAAGGGCTGGCGGGTGCGGGTCATCTCGGCCGCCGAGTCGGCGACCGCGCGCCGGAGCGTCTGCACCGGCGAGAGGGGAAGGGCGCGCTGCGCGTCGGCGAGGGCGTCCGGGTTCATGGGCATCGGCGTCAGGCTGCACTCCATGAGCACCGGC